GTGGTGGTGGCGGGGGTGGTGGATTGGGCGGAGGCGGAGCGTTTAATACAACAGGTGTAGATGGTACAGGTGGAGGTGGCGGTGGTAATCAAAGCGGCGGCTTTAGTTCTGGTAAAGGTGGTAATGGAGTAGTCATCATCAGTTACCCGGATAGTTATCCCGCAGCAGCATCAGCACCAAACGCTACCGTAACGGTTGCAGGTGGTGTGAGGATATACTCCTGGACAACTTCAGGATCGATAACATTTTAATTTATGATTTAAAGTCATAAATATAAATACATGTCTAATTTTTTTAAAGGAAATACAAATGAGTCATTTTGCAAAAGTAGAAAACGGAATAGTCACTTCAGTGATTGTTATAGAACAAGATGTTCTAAATACTGGTTTGTGGGGAGACCCAGCACTATGGGTACAAACAAGCTATAACACATACGGTGGACAGCATCGTCTAGGTGGAACCCCAATGCGTAAAAATTACGCAGGACTTGGTTACATCTACGATAGTGAGCGTGATGCATTCTATGCACCACAGCCTTACTCAAGCTGGATATTAGATGAAGATACATGTTTATGGCAACCACCAGTAGCAATGCCAGACGATGGTAAGATGTATAGCTGGGACGAAGAAACTGTTTCATGGAAAGAAATCATAGCCTAAAAAAATGATAAGTAGAATGTGAATGTATTTCAATTAAACTACGAATCAAGACTTAAGAGTTGGTACGACTTAAGAAAATCCCTAGAAAATAATGATATTGAAACCATTTGTCTAGCAATAGACAAGTGGTGGCAATATGCACCTCTATTGAATCATCATCTACATCCGGACGATATAGATAGCTGGCCCGGACCTTGGGAATTACTAGTAGAAAATAACTACTGTCAAATTGCTAGAGGATTGGGAATGGTCTATACACTAAAATTAGTGGGCATAAAAGAGGTTGACTTCTCGCTAGCAATAGACGATAATAATGAAGAATGTGCCTTAGTCATGGTCGATAACGCAAAATATATACTGAATTACTACCCTAATACGGTAATAAGTAATAGTCTAAAAGATTTTAAGTTGGGAAACCCAATGAGTATGGATATAATAAATAAAAAAATATAGGTGATTAATGATTAATGTTTTAAAACGCAGTGGTAAAAAAGAACCACTAATGTTAGAGAAATGGCAAGCACAAGTAGCAAAAGTATGTACCGGAATAGCTGATGTAAGCCCAAGTATGGTTGAGATCAAAAGTCAACTACATTTTTACGATGGAATCACTACAAGTCAAATAGATAGTATAACACTACGTGCAATCGTTGATTTGATTGATGTAGAGAGCAACAGAGAAGTTGGTCATACCAACTATCAATATGTAGCAGGGAAACAGCGTATGAGTATGCTGCGTAAGGATGTATATGGTCAATATGAGGTTCCGCACCTCTATGATATTGTGAAAAAGAATGTAGCTACAGGATTATACACAAATGAATTATTAGAATGGTATACAGAAGAAGATTGGAACAAGATGAATGATCTGATAGATCATTCTAAAGATGAAACATATAGTTATGCTGCCGTCGAGCAACTGATTGAAAAGTATCTAGTAAAGAATCGTTCAACAAAGGAAATATATGAAACTCCGCAAATTCGTTACATGGTTGCAGCAGCTACCGTCTTTCACAAAGAAGAACCAAATACCGCAAGACTCAGATACATCAAAGAATACTATAATGCTGCTAGTGATGGTCTTTTTACATTGGCTACCCCTGTTCTGGCTGGTTTGGGAACTCCAACTAAGCAATTTAGTAGTTGTGTGCTTATTCGTAGTGACGATGATCTGGACAGTATCTTTGCTTCGGGAGAGATGATGGCAAAATATGCTAGCAAACGTGCTGGTATTGGATTAGAGATTGGAAGACTACGCCCGTTGGGTAGTCCTATTCGCGGTGGAGAAATCATGCACACTGGCATGATACCATTCTTAAAGAAATGGTTCGGTGATCTAAGAAGTTGCAGTCAAGGAGGTATTCGCAATGCAAGTGCTACAGTATTTTATCCTATTTGGCACCATCAGTTTGACGATCTTATCGTTCTTAAAAACAATCAAGGAACTGAAGAAACCCGTGTGCGGCACATGGACTACGGGGTCGTCCTGTCAGCATTGTTCTGGCGTAGGTTCAAAAACAAAGAAAACATCACCTTCTTTGACCCAAACGAAGTTCCCGATCTATATGAAGCCTTCTATACTAACACCCAGTTGTTCGAAGAACTCTATATCAAATACGAAAAACGAAAAGACTTAAGAAAAAAATCGATGAGTGCCGAAGAGGTATTCAAAAGTGGAATACTAAAAGAACGAACAGACACTGGTCGCATATATCTAGTATTCATTGACAACGTGATGAATCAAGGTCCGTTTGATCCTGAATATCACACAATTTACCAGAGTAACTTATGCTGTGAAATACTTTTACCTACTAGATCCTTTAAACGTCTTGACGATCCTGATGGTCGCATTGCCCTTTGCACTTTGGGCTCAATCAACTGGGGAGCCTTCAGAAATCCGGAAGACATGCGCCGCGCTTGCCGTATTCTACACCGCAGTCTTAACAATATATTGGATTACCAGGACTTCCTGAGTATACAATCTAAACTATCTAATGATGAGATACGCCCTCTTGGTATCGGTGTCACTAACTTAGCATACTGGCATGCTAAACGCAGTCTAAAGTACGGTGAGCGTGATGCATTAGCCGAAGTTAAAACATGGGCAGAGCATTTAGCATACTATCTAACAGAAGCTAGCGTAGAACTTGCTAAAGAACGCGGTAAGTGTGAAGGTAGTGACAAGACACGTTATGGTCAAGGTATCTTCCCATGGGAACTACGTGCCAATGGTGTTAATCAATTAACTGACTTTAAGCCAGAACTAGACTGGGAAACACTACGCACAAGTATGAAAGAACATGGCGTACGTAACGCTACACAGATGGCTATTGCCCCAGTAGAATCAAGTAGCGTAGTTATCAACAGCACGAATGGCATAGAGATGCCCATGAGTCTGATTAGTGTGAAAGAAAGTAAAGCAGGTAGCTTCACACAAGTTGTTCCGGAATATCAAAAATTAAAGAACAAATATCAATTGATGTGGGAGCAGAAAGACTGTGATGGTTATTTGAAAACCGCAGCAGTATTAGCAGCATACATCGACCAGAGCATAAGTACTAACACATTTTATAATCCTGCACACTTTGAAGGACGTAAAGTCCCGACTACATTGATAGCAAAGAACTTGATGCAGGCACATATGTGGGGTCTCAAGACCTTCTATTATAGCTTGATTAACAAACAGGGTAGTAAAGCACCCGATGAGATAGCCCCAACAATGTTGGAACACATCGATTTTGATAACGAAGAGGACTGCGAAAACTGTAAATTATGAGCAAAGAACAATATAACCTACACACAAAGACAGACTACTTGAATCGTAAAATGTTTTTAGACCCGCAAGGTCCAGTTACTATCCAGCGTTTTGAGGAAGTAAAGTATAAAAAACTTGCAGACTTTGATAGTACTGCACGAGGATTCTTTTGGCAACCAGAAGAAATAAGTTTGACCAAAGATGCTAATGACTTCAAAGAAGCTAGTGAAGCAGTTAAACATATCTTCACTAGCAACTTACTACGTCAGACTGCATTAGACAGTTTGCAAGGTCGTGGCCCAACACAAGTGTTCACCCCTGTATGTAGTATCCCAGAACTAGAAGCATTGATGTATAATTGGGGATTTTTCGAGACAAACATACATAGCAAGAGTTATAGCCACATCATTCGCAACATCTACAATGTACCAAAAGATGTATTCAATACTATACATGATACACAAGAGATCGTAGATATGGCTGCGAGTATCGGCAAGTACTATGATAAATTGCACGAACTCAACTGTTTCAAAGAGATCAATCCAAAATCAGTAAGTGAAGAAAGTCATATCAAAGCTATCTGGTTAGCATTGAATGCTAGTTATGCACTAGAAGCATTCAGATTCATGGTAAGTTTTGCTACGAGCCTAGCTATGGTAGAGAACAAAATCTTTATCGGTAATGGTAACATCATCAGTTTGATATTGCAAGATGAATTACTACACAAAGGTTGGACAGCTTATATCATCAACCAAGTTGTCAAAGAAGATGAAAGATTTGCTAAAGCAAAACAAGAATGCGAAGGTGAAGTCTATCAATTGTACATGGATGTGATACGTGAAGAAAAAGAATGGGCGGACTATTTGTTCAACAAAGGACCTGTAATTGGATTGAACGCTAATGTATTAAAAGACTTTGTTGACTACACAGCAGTAAGTGCATTGAAAGATATCGGTATCAAGTATCAGGGCAATAGCCCACGTAGTACACCTATACCGTGGTTCAATAAGCATAGTGATACTAGCAAGAAGCAGACTGCACTACAAGAGAATGAATCAACAAATTATGTATTGGGAGTGATGAGCGAAAGTCTTGATTACGACCAATTACCAAGTTTATAAAAGGAAAAAAATATGACAGCGATTGTATGGAGTAAGTACGACTGCCCTTATTGTGACCAAGCAAAAATGTTACTAAAGAATAAAGGGATAGTGTTTGAAGAAAAGAAGATTGGTGATGGTTACACCAAAGAAGATTTATTAGAAGCAGTACCAACTGCCCGATCAGTTCCGCAGATTTTCCTAGAAGGAGAACTTGTGGGTGGGTTTACAGAACTCAGAAAAAAATTAACAGAAAGCGTATAATGGAAATCGGAAAAGTATTTACAATCAAATTGAACAGTGGTGAAGAATTGATTACTAAGGTAGTCGATATAACCAGAGATAACATCATCATCGAAGAACCAGTGAGTATCGCACCAGGTCAACAGGGTATGCAAATGATACCTAGTATGTTTACTGCAAATCCTAAGGGTAAATTCACACTAAATACTACTAGTATCAGTCTTTATGCAGAGACAGATGATAACATAAAGATGAAGTATTTAGAAGCAACAACTGGAATCAAAGTACCAGAAAAGAAAATCGTATTAGGATAACATGGCAAAAGTAAGCAGATTGGGTGACACAAATCAAGAAGGCGGCAGAATATTGCGCGGCGCCAAGACGGTTTTTGTTAATGGAATAGCAATCGGCTTACATGTCAGTAGGATATCAGGTCACGGAGAAGATGAGCATAGTGACAACGCTTCATACACTACGGAAGCTAGTCCAACTGTATACGCAGAAGGTGTTGCTGTATTGAGAGTAGGTTCTGGCAACAGTTGTGGTCATCGTATAGTCAAAGGTAGTGAGGATGTGTTTGTACCATGAGTGATTCAGGCAAACAAAGTCCTTTAGGTGTTAATGTTCTCAGTGGATTATTACAAAACACTGGATTAAACATCAACAGATCAACGGCTGCTATAATGGGTTCCAGCACTAGTATCAGTAATTATACCTACGGTACTATAATATCTGATACAGTACTTAACAATCTAACAAATGCGATAACTCAAGGTTATGTAAGATATAACACAGGTGATATGTCATTGTCAACTTATACTAATTTATTAGCAATAGGTAGCACAACTATTCCAGCATTGGGCAATAGTCCTCCTAGCACATACTCAGGTAGTCAGAGTTACAACTTTCTGTACACTGGACAAAATGCTAGCTATGGATACTACAGATTATTCTCTTGGCAAGCATATAACGAATATAATTATAAGTCTAGTTTACCAAATTACACTAACTTCTTGGGTTCTTTCCAACAAGCTGGATCATATATAAGTCAATCAAATCAATCTATAATGACTTTAAAAAATTCTTTAGAATTTTTGACAGGTACTTATAGTAATATGAATGACTTGACTACAGCAGATATCACTGGTGTAAGTCTAGCAACAACTGACTTTGGGCAAGATTTAGTCAACTTGGGTAAAGCATTAGATTTAAAAACTATATCTACATTTGGTTTGCCTTCTAATCTATTAGCTACTATAAAGAATGTCAATGGGTTGACAGCATCATTGCGTATCGCATTGCTTGCTAGTGGCTTATCTGTATCAGATGTTGATAGAGCGACTAGCAATAATAATGTAACTCCTAATCAACAACAATTGATTTATGGAGCATTTCTAATAATAGCAGGTGTTGATTTAGACGAGATATTGATATCACTAAATTGCAAGACAAGTGGATTAGAAACATTAGCAGATTTATTGAATCCAAGAAAAATGTTTCCTATAAGCTATCTGACATTAACAGTGCCAGTATACAATGTTGGACAAGCACAGTCTACTAACAGCAAAACATACTATCCTATCTATTCAAGTGATGGAAGTTTAAATTCGTCATTGACTGCTACAGCTATAAAATCACAAATAGGTTCAACGTCACCCGCAGGTACTGCTCAAGTATCTTATACAGGATATACTAGCATCAATAATGTACAAGTCATACCGCAAGGATTTGGTTCATACTTGCAAGATTTGATTCCGGCAGATATAGCAGTTGCAGCAGGTGCATTCTCTATGTCTATGCAGCAGATAAAAAATATCACTAATATACCTATAGAAAAATTTGCTCAAGTGGTAGCTAACTTAGAGACTACACAGGGATTGAATCTAGTAAATGGTACAAATGTTCCAACTAATATCACGAATGCACAAGCAGCTTTGACTTCAATTGCGTTAGGCAGCGGAGCAAGCAACACTTATACATATAGTGATTTCTTTGGTTGTATGTCTGGGTTACCTTATCCGTGGGTGACGATGCAATCATTGATACAAGCTATACAAACACCAACGTTAGCTACTATATACGCAAACTTATATACTGCTACACAAGGTGCTACACTTGGATTAAATGCAGCGGTTCAAGCACAGATTGATTTGGCAAACACAGAGATAGCAACAATACAAAATGTTTCTGCTATACAAGCAGCACAACTTAATAGTTTATATAATCGAACCGCAACACAGTTGAACATAGAACAGCGCGCCAGAAATAGTGGAATCACTACGACGGTTAACTATACAACAACCACAACATATAGTTTTGTAGATACTATACCATCTTACGCATTGGATACACAACCAAATATGTCTGCACAGACACTAGAAGCTATTAGTGATTTAACTAATACTACTGGACAGAGTATAGTAGCTATGATGCGTGAGAATAGAAATCAGTCTAGATTGAACTTAGTTGGTATACCATTAGATAACAATATACCTAGTAATGTTCCACTAAATGCACCTGATGCTGCACCAGCATACCCTGCTGATACAACAACAATAGTTGCACCTGACCCAATAGTAATACCCGGAAGTTTAGCAGAACCTGTGAACATCATTCCTATTCCGCTAAATACTATAGACAATTCTTCGGTACTGTTGCCTTCAGTACCTTCTATAGCGCAAGCTATCAATGATGTAATCACATGTAATTGCGATTGCTGGGTTCAATAACCAAAATATTTGGTTATTAATCAAACCTGTAGTATACTACAGAAAAGGAAAATTATGTTTTTATCATTAAAAAATAAGATAGTATTACTGTCCATGATGTTTTTATCAATCATGGTCATTCCTGTGCCTACACAAAAATTATACACTTTTCCAGATATTACTAGTAATATAAAGAAAATTGATATGAAACAGCTTGCGTGTATGGCAAGAAATATATATTATGAAGCAGGTACTGAGGCAATGCCTGGACAAGCCGCCGTCGCCAGAGTGGTATTGAATCGTGTTAATCACGGATTCGCTGAGACCCCTTGCAAAGTAATCTACCAAAAGACTACCATCAATTCAAATGTTGTATGTCAGTTCAGCTGGGTATGTGAAGGCAAAGGTGATCCAAATACATCAAGCGCAAAATACAAGCAAGCTGAAATGGTTGCGTATCAAGCAATGATGGGAATGTACAAAGATGTTGTTCCAAAGACAACATTGTTCTTTCACTCAATACATGTTGATCCTTCATGGCCTTACAAACAAGTAGCACGTATTGGTAATCACATTTTCTACAGCAAGCAAAGAATCAAAAAAACTGATGATTGATGATGCGCTAGATTATAATTGGGAAAATTTTCTATCAGCAAAAGAAGATGATATATTGATTCCTAAACAAGATGATCTAGAATATGACTTGCGTTCTACTGATTGGGTCATAGAAAAAGTTAAAAGTGATAAAGTCTATGCCCAACATCTATACGCAGCAATGTGTAACAATGATTTCATGCGTAATGAAGTATGGCCTATACTAACCGAGAAAAAGTGGAGTTGCAGTTGGAGACATGCAGGAGGTATTATTGCTGATATTCGCGGTGAAGGTGACTATTTAGATTGGTACTGTAGTGGTATAGTTGATGCAGATGAAGATCAGTGGGGTATTTTAAGTGAAGATTCAAAGAAAAAACTGCTTGAGACTAAAGCCCACGTAGCTGAAAGTGTTGTTACCGACGAAATACGCAAAGATTTATTCAAATTAGGATGGATTGTAGTAGAAGATAATTCAACCGACTAAATACAATACAGGAGACATATTATGTTAGAAACTTTGTTATATTTATTTTTAGGTGCATTCGTCGGATGGAACTTCCCTCAACCTCAGTTCGCTAAGAACATACAAGCAAAAGTTTTAGCAATGTTCAGTAAAGAGGCTAAATAATGGCATACTCTAGTCAAGTTATCGACCACTATGAAAACCCACGCAATGTGGGTAGTTTTAGTAAAGATGATACAGATGTGGGTACGGGCATGGTCGGTGCCCCAGCTTGCGGTGACGTAATGAAACTGCAAATCAAAGTAGAAAACGGAGTGATAATAGATGCCAGATTTAAGACATATGGGTGCGGGTCAGCAATTGCTAGTTCAAGTCTTGTCACAGAGTGGGTCAAGGGTAAAACATTGGATGAAGCTGGAGCCCTCAAAAACTCACTCATCGCCGACGAACTCTCCCTTCCCCCAGTCAAAATACACTGCTCCATCCTCGCTGAGGACGCCATCAAAGCCGCAGTAGAAGATTACCGTAAAAGGCACTAGTATGAGTACTGAACAAGATAAGATTAAGCACAGCAAACGCTTGCTTAAGGACGATAATGCCATCACCAAACAGTTACAAATCGCTAAAGAGATGGGCCACACAGGTCATAATAAATTCATCAGAGAACCACATCGTTTAGCAAAACATCATGCACTAGATTGCGGTAATCCAAAGTGTTTATTGTGTCATAGCGAGAAAGTATTTGGTCATAAGACTATACAAGAACAACGCTTTGACCAAGATGTAGAACATACTAGAGATAAACGTAGCAATGGGTTGATTATAAAAGAAGATTGACTGTTTGTGACCTGATAAATACTTTTAGACACACTAGGAGGATTTATGTCACAAACAATGCAAAACTTAGCCGATGCCTTTGCCGGCGAGTCACAGGCACATACCAAATATCGTTATTTCGCAAGGATTGCCCGTGAAGAAGGTCACGAGGAAATCGCAAAACATTTCGAACACACAGCAGACCAAGAGATTCTACATGCGTGGGGTCACTTAGAGTTGATGATCAAGAAGCCAACTACCAAAGAATGCTTGCAGATGGCAATCGATGGTGAGACTTATGAATTTGAACACATGTATCCTGAATTCAAAGAGACAGCCGAATTCGAAGGTAACATGGTTTTCGCTAACGAAGCCAATATGCAGATCGCTGAGAGCAAGCAACATGCAGAAGAATTCAAACAACTATTGACCAAAGCTGAGAAACGTTTCAGTGCATTAGCTAAGGTTGAACAGCGACAT